CTATGTCAAACTTTTTTCTGTCTTCTTTACTTGGTGCTAGGTTTTCCATGAGCAACTCCTTTCGCTTTGGGTTTAAGATGTAATAGTTCCCTTATGTGTAGCTTCCTACCCTTGAAGAAAACGATTAAGTTTATTGTCGTATTTATACTGATGGCAATGAGTAACCACCACTGCCACCATAGTATCTCTGTACCTTCTATCATTAACTAGCCTGTATGTCAACCATTTCACACGCATCAGCAGTACATGCTAGTTCTTTACTGCCACTTGTAGTATCTTCTTTTTCAAAGTCTGCTAACTTAGACCAATCAATAGAAGTTGGCATCTTACTATATAAGTCAAGATACTCTTTCTCTTCTATGTCCTGATAGGGTGCTTGAGCATATGTATGGTCACTAAAAGGCAAGAAGGATATGCCTGATACTTCATCAAAGTTCTTATATACCCATGCTCCTACTTCCATCCACTCATCTTCCTTAACAGATATAGTGACAGATGGTTTGTGTTCACACCAATGCCTTTGAAACATAAGCCAATACTCTAACTGTTTAATAGCTGTCATCTCTGTCCTAGTAGTAGCACCTTTAGGTGACTTCATAGGAAAGCTAAAGACAGTTGTGCTGTCAGGCTTCATAACATCAGGCTCACTAGGTATGCCACTCTCTTTCATAAACTGTGTGATAGGGTCTTTGTTATCTCCACGTACAGTTCTAATATAGAAAGGGTTATGCCTTGCATGTATGCCTGATGCACTGTCAACTAGTTGTGATACTGTACCACTAGGTTTGACACATGTTATAGCAGTAGATTGAGGTATGCCTAACTCTTTAGCAATCTTCTTATTAGTTTCTACTGCTACATCTTTTAGTATTTTTAATACTTCTTCTGTCCATATAGGGCAGTCAAGTATACCTGTTAAAGATACACCTAGTAATCTTTCTTCTTCTGTATTATCTCTCCATACTTTACGTAAGTATTTAAAGTCGGTGAGTGTAGATTGAAATGTACCCAAGATAGTAGCCATACGTACTTTATTTTTCAAGGATACTAGGTCATCTGTTTCACGTGCAACAACTTCTGTAAGGTTACAGAACTGATAAGGTCTAAGTATAATCTCACTACATGGATTACAACCAAACTGTATATAATCTTCAGGCTCTGAAGGGTTTTCTTTTTCAGAAGACTTACGTCTACCATTCTCTTCTACCTTACGTATAGCAGACTTTCTATTAAAGATACCTCTTTCTCCTGAATGAGATTCATAAAGTGCCAACCATTCTCTCATGAATGTACCCATAGTAGGCTTACCTTTGTAAGCTACAGAGTTGTTAGCTAGTGACCTTTGGCTTTCATAATCATACCATTTACCTGACTTAGCATGTCTCATTTGGTCATCACCTAAGTTAGACAAAGATATAAGAGCAGAACGTCTTACACCACCTACAACTACAACTTCACCTATCTTACACATAAGGTCGTGACATTCAATAGGGTATAATCTTCTGCCTTTAGCACCTTTAAACTTCTGTATACAAAAGTTAAACAGGTCAACTAGTGGAGCAGGTCCTGATGCTCTACCACCAAAGGTTTTTAGTCTAGCACCTGCAGGTCTTACATCTGATACATCCCATGTAGGCACTTGTCCTACATATAACATAGCTATTAACTCACGTAATGCTTTAGACCATCCGGGTCTGCTATCACCTACCTTTATTATAGTAGATGATTTCTCAAAGTGTTCATTAACAACAGGTAGTTTGTCTACATTCTCTCTCTCAACAGAGAAACCTACACCTGTACCACACATGAGTATATACATACACTCATCAAAACTACGTGGACTATCCACAGGTATATAGCTACAGTTGTATCCTGCTACATGACATCTATCTAATGCTACACCTGCAGTCATCAAGGCTCTCATACTAGGCATAACACCAAGAGACATTATTGATTCACTTATCTTTTCTTTCAATGCTTTCGTTATTATATAATTATGCTTAGTCTTCAAATGATTACTCATGTAATCAAAGTATCTATCCACAGTTTCAACCCAAGTCTCTCTGCGTTGCTCATCCTCTTTCCATCTTGCATATCTAGAAAGAGCAATAAAATTTTGATAATCAGTCGGTAAATAGTTTCTCATTTAGGTCTCCTCTGTTACTATTTTTATACTCTTAACTTTCACTCCTTCTATCTCGTGAAAAGTCTCATTTATATATTCTTCCATTTCTTCATCTACTCTGCCATCGGCAGGTACTGCATATTCTTCTGCATCTATATGCAGTGTCATCATGATTTTAACTCTCATTGCTTTCAACCACGTTAACTAACTCTTCGAGATACCATTGTGCTTTCTTCAAATCTTCTACACCATTCTTGTACCTGTATCTCCATAGGTACTTCATAATATTTCCTTGTAGGTAGTATTCAAATCCCTCATCTGTCATAGCCTTAATAGCCTCTATTGTTTCTATACCTGCCTTATTATAATGAGGTGGGTGATTGACCATATCAAGATTATCAGACTGTTGCATTGCTTGTTTTTCTTTCATTTTCATATACTCCATGTGTCTTAGCATTCTTTATACCTCTGGTTTAAAGTTGACGTGTATGACATTATCACGTTCTCTAGTCTTAGTCAATCTTTCTATGCCTTCTATCATATCATCATGTGATAAATATTTATCAGCTAATCTTTCTGTCTCATCTCTAAATATCTTGTTCTCTTCCATCAAAGGAACAGAAGCACATATCTGTTTGGTAAAACCAATCATAGAATAGAAATCATTATCGTCAAGTACATTAGCTTTATCTACTACCATTTTAAGAGTCACTTCACCTGTCCATTTATTCTTCTTATCAAGGTGGGGTCTAACTATTATCATAAAATCAGTGGGTTCTATATTTTGAGTATCCATATTTATCTCCTTATCTTTGTTGTTGAAAATCGTATAAACTTAGGGTGCTTATCTTTACCCTTTTCTTTTATCCAATCTTCAGGGATTATTCTATCGTAGTATCTGAATCCATGTTTTATACACCACTCTGCATATGTTGACTTCGCACCTTTTCTAAGTTTTCTCCTGCTGTTTTCAAACACAAATCTAATGTCTAACTTTGGATGTTGTTTCTTTATAGCTAGATGCTTTCTCCTATCAAGAGTTAAGAACCTGCCTTTCGTTTCTATTATTATTCCATTATATAATATAAAGTCAGGGGTATAGGTTCGGTAGCACAAGTCTTCCCACTCTATCTTTATAGACTCGTAAGAAAACTTACATCTATTTTCTACTAGATACGTGGAAACACTATGCTCTAACCCACTTCTATACCCATGCTTTATAGCATCTCTTCTGACTTTATGAGGAGACATTATAGTAGTCTTCGCCATCCTGTAAAAGGATTGAACTCGTAAGAATCATGAGAGTAACCAAGAGCCTTCATCTCTTCTTTAACAGCTTCGTCTGCCATCTTCTTGGCTTCCATAGCTTCTCTCAAACCTTTAGTTCTCATTTCACGGAGAGTCTTCTTAGCTTCTGCTAATTCCTTCTCCATATTTTGAATATCCTTTTGCAGGTCTTCTATTTTCTGTGTCATTATTATACACTCCATATTTCTTTTGCTTCTTGTTTTAAACCTGACCACATCCATGAATCTAGGTTAGGGTAAACCAAAGAAGCTATCTCATGTTTATCATCACTGATAGACAAAAACTTTTGTATACCCAAAGCAACTTTAATAAGTTGTGCCTTGTGCATAGCTAAGTTTTTAAGAGTAAACTTCTTGTACTCTTTTGGAGTAGCAAAGAATAAGTCTACACTATTCTTAGGATATGCCATAGAGTAGAAAGCCATCTGTCTTTTCTGTGCTTCAGTAGGTTTGCTAGGCATCCTTGTGGTTGTCTTCAAGTCTACTATCTTATCAGAAAATCTGAAGTCTATATATCCTATGATGGGAACAGGCAAGTCATCGTATTTAACTTCGACTTTCTCTTGGTATGCCTCAAGATTTTTATAGTCAAAGTTCTCATCAATAACAGTGCCAAAGCCTTTTAATAACTTCTTCTCTTTAGCTGTCTTTACATCCCCTAAATCAACACCTGATTCAGCACACAGAGACATGAACTTCACATCTAGTAGATTAAAGTCAAAGGCTTTTGCTTTCTTCTCATACTTGTCTGCTAATGCAAACTCAGTAGCAATACCCCTAACAGCACTCGCACCACTTGATGATTTAACACCAAACAAATATCTAGCCACCCACATAGGTGTATCATTAATGTACGTATTAATGCTACTAGGAGACAGATAGTTTATACCATGTACCTTGAAGGGGTTATTGCTTCGCACTATGCATTTTCCACTTCGATAAAGCTGTCCTCTGCATCAATGATATCGCTAACAGCATTAGACATATCATCATCAATAGAGTTCTGTGATGCTTGTTCACTCCACTCGGACACTATATATTGATTATAGTTTTCTACCCAAGAGAGGAAGTCACCAAACATAACTTGGTCTTTATCAGAGAGGTTAATCTTCTCAGACAAGTTCAACGTGCTAGTAGGCAAATAGAATCTGCTACCATTAGGTAGTTCTCTAGGCTCAGTAGCTAGAGCAATACTATGCTGAACAGGCAAACACTTTTGCTTTGCAAGTTTAGTAAAGTTAGCACCCATAGTTTTGAATGCTTCTCTATTATCTATTTCCCATATGAATGGGGTAGTCTCAAACTTAACATCCTTACCATTGGCATCAACAGCATCATGTAAATCAACTAATCCAAACACAACACGAACACGTTTAATCTGCTTGATAAGTTCCTTAGTTTTATCAGGCAGAGCATCAAAGTCTTGTATCCAACCTGCAGGTTTACCACAGTTGAACCCACCTTGATTATCCTTCAGGTCTTTATTAAGAGAGTCAGCCATAACTGTCTTATGATAAATACCCATAGGTTCTCCTTTTTTTGCAGACATATTCTTTACAAATCTCTTGTACATATATCTCTGCATGAAAGGTCTGATGGTGGCAGTCTTGCCATACAACACCTGACCTTCAGGTATGTCTAACTTATACGTACCACCCTTAACTAGAATCTCATCCTCATTTATAATGGGTGCATGATTAATTCTAAATCTAGGTAGCTGTGGAGTTTTCTTCTCAGCCACATTTGCTTCGTTAGCTATACCCATAGCCTTTGCCATAGATTCATAATTGTTAGTGTCTATGGTCACTAGGTTTGCTTCTGTCATATATATTCTCCTTTCAGAAAGTTAAAATGTTTCATAGTTATATCAGCTAACATCTTTAGTGTCAAGCCAATTATCACCTATTTTTGCCTCTAATAATAGAGGTACATTAAAGTCTATTTTAAACTGTTGATTTATTATAGCTTTCATGTCTTTGTTGATGCTATCCAATAGGAAAATAACTTTGTTAGTCTCGTCAGGATGCACATCAATCACTATTGAATCATGCACTGTATTAACAATACAAGATTGCAGTAAACTTAATCTATCTTCTATGTGTACAAGAATCAAAGGAACTATATCTGCAGTTGCAAAACTCTGCACAGGATAATTCTTTATCTGTGTGAAGTGTGATACAGAACCATTCATTCTTCGCTCTACATCAGGAAAAGAAAACTCTCTGCCTGATGGTGTAGTAATACTTCTCTTTTCTAAAGCCTCTTTAGCCAATCTGGAATGCCATGATGCGACTCCTTTGTACTTTTTGGTAAAGTCTTGGTAGTATTTTGCTTCTGCTTTTGTCCTACCGAATCCTGTCGCACCATATAACGGAGCAAAGGTATGTGCTTTAGCTTCTTGCCTAGTCGTACTTTGACCTGAAGCTGATATAACTTTAGCTGTATAAGCATGTACGTCAAAGCCTGTCTTAATCTCATTGATAGCCACCTCATCTTGTGATAAATATGCGGCAGTTCTAAACTCTAGCTGTGCAAAGTCTGCCTCTAGAATCTTACCACCTTCCCAACGTGAAACAAATACCTTCTTAACAGGGAACGTGCCACCTCTAGGCATGTTCTGCATGTTTGGGTCTGCTCCACTAAATCTGCCTGTCGCAGTTCTATGTTGTAATAGTCTTACATGTAACATACCATCGGTCTTTACATGAGACTTGATACCCTCTACAAAAGAAGATAGATAAGTATCTAATGCAGACAGTCTCTTCAAGTCCTGTAAGAAGTCACTAGCTTCTTTCATACCTGCTCTGTTTGCCATACCTTGTAGTATATCTAGATTACCTTTGGATACACCAAAGCCATTGGCAGATACCCACTTGGCATTAGGTGCATTGAATCTTAAACCTGCTACCTTAGTTCTGTCATCATGAAAATTATAACCAAGACCATTACAAGCAGGGTCTTTATTGGGATTAGCATAAGGAGTTCCATTCTTTCTTACCTTTCTTATATTACCTGTGCCATTACATATCTTACACATAACAGCTTTTGTTTTATATACAATGTCAGAGTTGTCTTTGACTGCATATCTAAAGTCTTCCTTGCTCATGTGAGGAACAAACTCGTTTGCCCACATAGCTTTGTCTTTAGGCTTTCTACTATAGATAACCCAAGACATCTGTTCAGGACTGTTAAGATTGATGGGCATATCCCCCATTAGATTTCTTACCTGTACAGATAGTCTGCTTTCTATCTCTTGCTTCTCTGTCTCAAACTCTTTTCTTACAGACTCTAACATAGATTCATCTACCTTAAAACCATTCCTATGTGTCCTTGCTAAAGTTCTACATACTTTATTTGTAAGTATAACTGTATCCATAAGGTGTGCATACTTAACAGAGTTAAGTTTCTTGTACTGCTCGTCAGATAACTGCTGTGTAGCATGTAAGTCTGCTGACAGATACTGTGACAACTCATGTCTAGGTATCTCATCTGTAGCATAACCTTTTGCAAAGTATTCCTTCAAGGTATCTTCCTTCTTAGTCTCTAAGTCATACCTCAATGCACAGTCTTTTAGATGCAAAGGTTCTTTGATACCTCGCTGTAATATATACTCTGTAAGCATGGTGTCAAAGACAGGACCTTCATACTTGAAGCCACATTCCCATAACCACATCAGGTCATAAGCTATGTTATGTCCTATAAGTATAGTAGCTTGGTCAAGCAACTCTTGCACACCAACGTGTGCCTCGCCATCCATATCCATATTATATAGATACTCATTACCTGTATCTGTTAAACAACCTACCATAACCAATTTATTGGTAGATTCATATGGGTCAAGATACATCTTCCCATCTCTTTTAGTTACTGTATTTTCTACGTCTAGTGTTAGTTTCATGCACTGTACCTCGCTGTGTGTGGGTTGATGTTGCAGTTTATCATGCCATGCCAACCTGTAATTTTGTTCTTAACAACATTCAAATGCCTCATAGTTGATTCGTCAGTAACACCTTCAACACTTGCAGGTTGTCCTATTAGTATCATCAAGTCGGCTTCTGCCGCCTTGCCTGTACGTGAGCCTTCCATCATTGCCTGATTAAGTCTCTGTCTACCCTCTGCTTCTGCATTGAGTTGTGACATATAGAATATAACACAATCATATTGTTTTGCAATCTGTCTTGCATATATCGCATTTGCTTTTAATGCTTCGTCAGGTCTTGAGTATCCTGCAGTGCGTGCAAACTTATCTCCCATGTCAATCACTACGACATCAGGCTTAACACTCTTACACATACTCTCTACCCATGTCATGTCCTCTCCTGTCACATCCTTTATATTTATATAAGGTGATACAACTTTGTATCTACTCCTAGCTTCTGAAGGATTATCTTTTATCTGATACTTATCCATGTTGGATGAAGCAGTCAGATATCTAAACCCTACTCTATCATAAGACTCTTCGTTACACAAGACTACACACTTAGCACCCTGTCTAGCAAAGCCATTATCTCCTACAAGTAGAGATGCATGGAAGCTAGTCTTACCTGTATTAGGTCTAGCACCTACCTCTACTAGATAGCCACCATTGACACCTTCAACCTTCCTAGCTAACTCAGGTAGATTAAATGACCACCTTGTCTGCTGACTCTGTTTAGCCATCAAGGTATCAAACGATATATCATCCCATTCTATCTTCATCTCAGGAGTGAAGTCATCATTGTATTTGTCTAACAAATCACGTAATGGTTTCATACTAGTCTGTGTACCATTGACAAAGTCAAAGCCAAGATTGGCTACATCTTCCCCAATAACTTGTTGGAACAGTTTCGCTAACACATCCTGTGCTATGTCTGCTCCCATAGGCTTCTGCC